TGCCTCGTTTTGGTGTTTGGTATATAGGATCGTTCCAGTTCATCATTAATGACTCTGGTTCAAAAAATGGTGGTAAGACTTCCCAATCAGCAAACCAACACTTATGTGTGAGAGGATAGTCTGATTCATATATCTCTTGTTGCATAGGATAGTCTATTGAGACAAGATTGTCAAGAGGAAAGTCACGATAAATTGCATTACATCCCCATGTGATAAAATTGTTACCTTCTATCGGTTGTCTGGGCCTTGACTCTCCATTACCATATACTATATGTTTATTCAACTCTTAGTGCTTCCCAAGAAACAGGAAACAATTCTTTTGCTTTTAAATCAATCATCTCTGCAATCAATTGTGTTTCCCATTGTGTATCTGATTTACATCTTAGATTACATACACGAGCAAAAGCCATCAATGTACCACTCCAATACCATTCAGTATATAAGTTCTGTGGTAATACCATACGAGCCATCTCTGGTGCAACATTTGCTTTCAGTAGATTGTTATATGTTTCTTTTACATACTCCATTGTACTACTGATATTGTATTCAATGTATTCATCCCAAGAAGAACCCTGTTTCTTATCTTCTGCTTTGAGTCTCCAGTTTTTTGGAATATAAAACTCTGGCTCATTGTCAACATAACGTCTGCTGACTTCGTTCCAGACTAATCCCACTTGATGCTTGACAAGTTGTCGTGCAACAAATATTGGAGCTTTGATTCTAAATTGCATTGAGGCATGACCAAAAGGACTCCAATGGTCATGTTTTGCTAAATAGGATATAAGTTTTTTATCTTTATCCCTTATTGTACTTTTGCCCGTGTTGTGATCAATTTTACCAGAAAACGAACTTTCTTTATCAAAGGATACTCGGGCAGCGTTTACAACAGATAAATCACTGCCCATATGATCAATGAGTTGTACGTTCATTAAACCTCTTCTTTTGATCTGGCGCTCTACGAGTAGGACGATACCCCTTAGGCCACTCTGGTGTCCTAGATGCAAGTTTCTTACATCTCTCCAAAAGCTCTTCATTCTTCTTCTGAAGTTCAGCACAATCAAACTCAAGTTCCTTAATTCGGTTCTTGAATTGCATGGACTCTAAAACATCCCATGTCTTGTTTTTTTCTGCTTGGGTGGTAGACATAAACTTTTACTCCTTATATAGTTTATAGTTTTTCATTATACATTAATTTTAAGGTAATGTCAAGAACTAAATTGGCAATTGTGCTTGTCTTTCTAGATAATTTAGTTCTCTTGCGTTGGCCTCAATTTTCTCTTTGAGTCCTTTAGTAATAAGTCTTCCTACGGTATCTGGTTCTATATCGTTCTTTTGACAATAGTCCAAAACAGCATCCATATGTGAAATACCTTTATCTTTAGCTATAACTTCAATGTTTAGTGAAAATGATTTAGCGGTTTGCATTTGCATAATTTGCATAATATATCCTATATAAGTTAAAAAAAGTGATGGGATTCTGTTTCCACGTTCCCATCGGACGCATCAGCATCATGCCGCTAGGGCGTAACCTGTAGGTGCAAAGTTATCGTTTGCGTTTGTAGTATTTGACCAATTACGCAGTCACCCGATAGTTCTACTCGCATCTATACCTGTCAGTCGATCCTAGTTCGCCCCCATAAAAACACATCGTTAAACTTTCGGTTCGTGGAGAGTTATTTCTCCCGATGTGTTTATGGTGGAGGCGATGGGTACTGCCCCCATGTCCTGTCCAATTGTCGAATTGTATCAACAAACTATACTCTATTTATATCATACATTCGTTCTAATGTCAAGGGCCAAATCTAATATCTATCTTTTTTTCTTGAGGTGCTGGTTTAAAATCATTGCCAGTCGCTACAATACAAGCTTGATTTAATTCAGATGCAAATTCTATCATTGTCCAAGTTTTTGTTTCCATATTCACACTCAAAATATATGATGTATCTCTGAATGTACCTGTTGGGGTCAAACTTTTTCCATATAACATAAGAAAAGGTATTTCCCGATATATTTTAGCTTGGTGAGTTACTACCTCTTGTGGTGGAGCACATTGTACAGGTTTCTGTAACCAATATGGTTCAGCTGACACACTAGACAGGCACCCCAACAATATCCCTATTGACAACATTAACTTTTTCATTTTTCTGTTTCCATTCTGCAATAGCATCAGTCAATAAAGGTAAATAGTCTTTTTTATCTTTAACAAATTCCTGACATACACCATCTGCGGTTACAACCAATATGCAAATCTGATTGATTTCGATACCAGTTCGTTCTTCAAACATTTCTGCATAAGCAGATGCCTGAATGTAGTAAGATTCGTTGTAACTATCTTGTCGTTCTTTTGTTGATGTCTTAAAGTCAATGATAGACAATACACCATCAAACTCAGCAATACAATCGACTCTTCCTGCTACTTTATACTTGTCACTATAAAGACCAGCTTCTTGAGAATGAATGTTATCTATACGAGTTAATAACTTATCTCTCAACTGAGTAAACAATGCGTGTGGTAAAAACTTTTCTTTGTGTTTTTCCATATCCTCATTGTTTAGATAGTCTTCACACATATGATGGACAGCAGTACCTCTTGCGGCTGCTGTCCTTGCAATATAATTTGCTACTTCTTCACCAACACGTTTTCTCCACTCAAACAATCCTTGTTTGTTTCTAACAGAAAGAACTGTTGTAATAGATGGATACATATTTCCATCTGGTGTTTCGTATAAACGTATTCCGTCTTTGTTTGTCGCTTTAATATCCTGTAACTCTACAGGAACATGATTAAATTTTTTCATATTATTTTTATACCATTTCCAATGCAGATGAAGTAGTTTCTTCTACTCTACGAGTCCAACCTCTACCAAATGTATCAAATGTATCAAGAGCTTCATAATACTCTTGCCTTGCAGATTGATAATCTTCGATTGCTGATTCTAGTCCAACTTCTTCTACATAATTATCAACGGCCTTTAAAGTGTTAGGGCCGATACCACCGTCAACAGTAGTACCAATTAATCTTTGTAGAAACTTTGCACTACGACTTGGGCCTGCATTTACAGCAAAATCAAATACACATAGGTCTAACCCACTTGGTAAATCGTCACATTTACAACGATCCCAATAGTTCTTTTGATAGATAGGAGCAACATCTTCGACTAACAAGTCTGTCATGTCTTTCTCTCCACCCCATTCTTCATATACTCTTTTCGTTACGCCAAGATTAGTCTCGCCGCCAGGATCTTTAGGATGATTTACATATCCACCTTCGTGATGTAATATCATTTCTAAACAGTGTTCATAGTTATCTTGCATTATTCTATCCCCATTCCTAATTTTGTTTTTTGTATAAGATAGTTTCGCACAAATCCTGAGCGAACTATATCTCCGATGTCAAATTCTACACAATTAAATTCTTTCATTTCCTGTAGAATTTGTAGAAAGTTCATTAGTCCATTTTTTTCATTTGTTCTTGTCAAATCAGTTTGGCCAAAGTCTCCACAGAAGACTATCTTTGAATCTTGGCCAACCCTAGTAATAATAGTATCAAGTTCATGGAAGTTTAAATTTTGACACTCATCGACTATGATGATACTATTGTCAAAGGTCAAACCTCTAAGAAATGATGTAGATAGGAAGTAAAAACTTCCTTGTGCTTTCAAACGATCATATAACATACTGAACGCTTGTTCGTTAGGTTGTTCAAACATAAACTGCATCATGTTTGAATATGGTACTTGATATAAAGCTGCTTTGTCTTCTTCATCGCCAGGCAAAAAACCAATCTCTCTTGTGGGAATAAGTGAACGAACTACTACAACTTTGTCAAATGGTGTATCGTTTTTAAGTACATCTTGTAGAGCAAGATATATTGAAATAAATGTTTTACCAGTACCAGCACAACCAAATAAAAATTGGTTCTTTCCTTCTTTCCAAGTATTAAATACGTCCTTTTGACTATCAGTAACAGGTTTAATATTGGTAAGTTGATTAAATGTTATATCTTGTTTTTTTGACATTATGTATCCTTGTTTGGTGTAGGTGGAGTGAGGGAATCTACTATGGTCTTACACTAACCTCTGCCATGTTATCCCTCACTCCGTGTAAGAACGCTTTAATCAGATTAAATTGCAATTCTTACCTATTATTTATAATTATTGCACTAGTTGACCTTGACGATATTCCTTACTTATGCTATCTAAGTTATGAGCTCTACCTATACTTGTACGTTTTTTAACTGTATTAAAGGTTTTTAAATCTTTATTTGTTCTATTTGTACCAAACTTTTCTGCCATAGGAGAGTTGGGGTGAGCTTCAGCAATACGTTGCATATTCTCTTTAAATCCTTCATCTACCTTATGTGTCTTTCCGTCAATACCACCAATAATAGATGGAGCAGAAACTACCTTTTTAAATGTTGGATGCTCTTCTAAAAAAGTTTCCAATTCACTCCAAGAGCAAAATGTGTCATATGTGTCACCATTTTCAGTGTTTGTAATTGTATATGTGGGCATCTTTTATTCTTTCATCTAAGTGGCACATGAGTATTGTGCAAGTCTATAATTTTATTTTTAAGTTCTGTAATTTCATTAGTTAATTCAGTATTTCTTTTTAAGACTTCATAGTGCGATTTAGTTAAATCAGCCATATCTCTTTTCATTAAATCCATATCAGATAGCGAATCAGCTTCTCTAGTACGTCTTAGCATATAGTCATAGTATCCCTCACGTTGTCCTTCTTGAACCATTGTGGTTTCTCCCGATTCTTCCAATTTGCAAAATATGCTTTCTCATTTATATAGTAGTTCTTGTACGCCTGTATGGTGTCACCTTCTACTTTACAATCATCTGGCATACATTGTGGTAATGTTGTCAGTCCTTTATTTGGAATGTTGTTTGGAGCCCTTTGTAGAATCATTGATGCTCGGCCCGACCCATGTATCTTGCCATATCTGTAAGTATATTCTGCAAGTGTAGCCATATATATTTTATACATTTCAAAATAGTTAGCACTCGACTCACGAACCCATATGTTTGA